GATTTTGTTAAAGAAAAAGCTTTAGAATTTTGCAAAAATCAATGTCTAAAAAAAGCAATAATAGACTCTGTTGAATTATTAAATAAGGGAGACTATGACGGTATAAAACATAAGGTTGATGAAGCTATGAAAGCCGGCGTAGAAAAAGATGTTGGCCACGAATATGCTGAACACATAGACGAAAGATACCTAGATTCAGTTAGAAATACCGTAACAACTGGTTGGGATCCAATAGATGATGTATCTGATGGAGGACTTGGAAAAGGCGAATTAGGGGTAATGGTTGCACCCGCAGGTATTGGAAAGTCATGGGCCCTAGTAAATGTAGGTGCAAGCGCTGTAAAAGCAGGTTTAAACGTTATACATTATACACTTGAACTAAATGCAGCCTATGTAGGATTAAGATATGATTCAGTATTTACAGGAATACAGGCTCAAGAATTAAAATACAACATTGATGAAGTTAAGAAAAAAGTAGAAACATTAAACGGTGATTTAATTGTTAAGTATTACCCCACAAAAGCAGCTACTGTAAATACCATATCAGCACATATTCAAAGATGTATGGCTCACGGTAAAAAGCCCGATTTAATAATAGTAGATTATGCAGATTTATTAAGAGGACATGGAAAAGAAATTAGACATGAATTAGGTAATATCTATGAAGATCTTAGAGGTTTAGCTGGCGAATATGAAATACCAGTATGGACTGCGTCTCAAGCAAACAGATCAGCTTTAGAAGATGATATTATTGGCGCTGAAAAAATTGCAGAATCATATAGTAAAATTATGACTGCAGATTTTGTATTATCACTATCTCGTAAAATAGAAGATAAACTTGCTAATACGGGTAGATGGCATGTTATAAAAAATAGATTTGGACCTGATGGAATTACTTTTCCGAGTAAGATGAATGCCTCTAATGGCCAAATAGATATATATGTAGATACATCGATACAGGGTAAAGAAACAACTAAAGAAATGGACAATCATAACGAATATTTAAGAAAAATGATGAAAAAGAAATTTGACGAAATGAATTGATATATGTATATATCTATATTTATTAGTACAACTGGTTTAGCCACCGGTTATTTTTTTCAACTAAAACAAGCAATAAAGGGAAGCAATGGAAATATCAACCGAAATTCTATCAGAAATTACAGTCTATATGAAGTACGCAAAATACGTACCTGAACTAAATAGGCGAGAAACTTGGGAAGAATTAGTAACTAGAAATAAGGAAATGCACCAAAAGAAATTTCCACAATTAAAAGAAGAAATAGAAGAAAATTATAAATTAGTATATGGTAAAAAAATACTTCCTTCAATGAGAAGTCTTCAGTTTGGTGGTAAACCAATTGAAATTTCCCCAAATAGAATTTACAATTGTGCATATCTTCCTATTGACTGTATTGATTCTTTTAGTGAAACAATGTTTTTGTTGTTAGGCGGAACAGGTGTTGGATATTCTGTACAAAGACACCATGTTGCAAAACTACCGGTTATAAATAAACCATACACAAAAAGAAAAAGAAGATTTCTTATTGGTGATTCAATAGAAGGATGGGCTGATGCAATTAAAGTTCTTATGAAATCTTATATGAATCGAGGTGGCAGTAGAATAGAATTTGATTTTTCAGATATTAGGCAAAAAGGCGCGCAACTGGTAACTTCAGGAGGAAAAGCACCAGGACCACAACCATTAAAGGAATGTATACTAAAACTTACAGGTATATTAGAAACTAAAGAAACTGGTGAAAAACTTACTACACTAGAAGCCCATGATATTGTTTGCCATATTGCAGACGCTGTTCTTGCAGGAGGTATTAGAAGAGCTGCACTGATTAGCCTATTTAATGCAGATGATGAACAAATGATTTCTTGTAAATCAGGCAATTGGTGGGAATTAAACGCGCAAAGAGGTAGAGCAAATAATTCTGCAGTACTAATGAGGCATAAAATTAGTGAAGAATTTTTTATGAACCTATGGAAAAGAGTAGAATTGAGTAATGCAGGAGAACCTGGAATCTATTTAAATAATGATAAAGATTGGGGTACAAATCCTTGTTGTGAAATTGCCTTGCGGCCTCATCAATTTTGCAATCTATGCGAAGTAAATGTTTCAAATATTGAATCACAAGAGGATTTAAATGAGAGAGTTAAAGCTGCTGCTTTTGTTGGCACTTTACAGGCGGGTTATACAGAGTTCCATTACCTAAGAGAAATTTGGAGAGAAACAACAGAAAAAGATGCACTTATAGGTGTTTCTATGACAGGTATAGGTTCCGGTACAGTATTAGGATATGATATGACTGAAGCTGCAAAATTAGTAAAAAAAGAAAACGTAAGAGTTGCAAAAATTATAGGTATAAACAAATCCGCTAGAACAACCACGGTAAAACCTGCAGGAACTACTTCTTTAGTGTTAGGTACGTCATCAGGTATACATGCATGGCATAATGATTATTATATTCGTAGAATTAGAGTAGGTAAAAATGAATCTATTTATAAATACTTAAATGATAATCACCCGGAACTAGTTGAAGACGAATACTTTAGACCTCACGATACTGCTGTAATTAGTATACCACAAAAAGCACCTGATGGTTCTATCATGAGAACAGAATCTCCTTTTAGTACACTAGAACGTGTTAAAAAAGTAGCATCTGAGTGGGTAACCCCAGGACACAGGGCAGGATCAAATACACATAATGTATCTGCAACAATAAGCCTTAAAGAAGGCGAATGGGAAATGGCCGGCAATTGGATGTGGTCAAATAGAAATTACTATAATGGTTTATCGGTATTACCTTATAATGGAGGTACATATACACAAGCTCCATTTGAAGATATTACAAAAGAAAAATACGAAGAATTAATGAAAACATTAACAGAAATTAATTTATCAAATGTAATAGAGGTAGATGACAATACTAATTTATCAGGAGAATTAGCTTGTGCAGGTGGTAGTTGTGAAATTAATTAGCGAAGATTGGGTTCAAGAATTATATTATAAAGAATTAATGCAAACAAACACTATGGAGAAATCTAATGTTGAATGTAGAAATATTGAACCAAAAATTAAAAAAAATACAAGAGGAAATAGAGTTAATTCAAAAAAATTGCAACCATAAAAACCAGAACATTAAATTTGACGGTAAAAATAATGCTAGATGGTTTTGTGATAATTGTACTAAAAATGTAAGAATACCATCGTCTAAAGAATTACAATATTGGATTAGGCGTTAATTTGTTTTAAAACTATATTTATATATATGTGTATAAGCGATATATCAGCATCAATAAATACTGAAGTAGGTGATTTATCTACAGTAGAACTATCTCAAAGTTATTTTACAACCTTAGCTCCATACCCGTGGAGAGAAGAAAGTGACATTGCAATTGTAAGTTGTAGTGTATTTTATGTTACTGAAAGTCTACAAACAAAAGATAAACTTAATGAGTGCGTAGATTTTGTATATTTATTCGTAGGATCAGGTAGTGTTCCTGGACCAGCTGCAAGTAACAATAATCTAACAACTAGAAAAATACATACAAGTGATGGTTTTACCTTTAATTGTGATGACAGCCAACCAGTACTACAATGGCTAACGGGTAATCCAACAATAAACCAATATATTCCGGCAAATCAAGCAGTTCCAGGAACAAAGCTTGTATCTTGGGTAAATAATTTATATCAATATGTTACGGTTGTATCAACTTCGTATCAAACTGTAAATCAAGGAATATCTGTAAATTGGTTAACTACTGGAACAAACAGTTTTCAATTAAAAAACGGAATAGTAGTCAAAGGATTCACAGGTGATGTTTGTAACTGTGGACCAAGTGCAAGTATTTTAGACATACCATGCAACAGTAGTATGTCTTTTTGCGTATCACAATCAACTGCTGGATCAGGCCAATTTGTTTTACCTTTATCAGGTTCAGAAAGTGTATACGGTAGCACAAAAATTTGGCAAGTAACCGGTAATGATGGTGTAATACTCATACCACAAGCAACATCTTCATATTCTGCATTAGATGGAAATTTAAATTTAGATATAAACCAAACTTTTTCATGTTGTACTTGTTCTATAGTGTTAAACTTGACTGAAATGCACGTATCTAATTCGGTTTCAGAAAGCTCAAGTACGCCCTTTAACGGATTTGATTATGATATTAATCAAGGACAAGTGTCTAAGCTTAATTTTACTAGAGGAGATATAGTAGTACCGTATACTTTAAATGCCCCAACAAACCCAGTTATTGCTGCTTCATATGCTATTAATAATCTTGTAAATCAGCCTTGGATGGTAATTACTTTATCTGGTTCAGGAGGACCTCAAAACGGACCAGAAGAATTCGCACCCAATTTAGGATATGCAGAAACAAGACTAGTTGTACCAACTGGTTCTACAGTAGAGGCTTCTGTAGACAATATAGTTAAACATTTAAATGCTAGTTCATCCCATCCCTATTTTACCCCATGGCTCACAGACGTATCAGCTAGTAGGAGTGGAACACGACTAATTATACATAGAACAACAATGGGTAGTTGTGGTAATAGTGGCGTAAATTGGAACGCATTCTATCAAAATTGGAAATATACAAGCGTATTAGGTGGAATATCACAAACAGGCCCGGAAGCAGGTAATGGAAATTTAAGTTCTGGTGATGGATTGCTTTACGGAGCTGGTGAAGGTAGTGCAATGTCTAGTTCTATAGGTAATCTAAGTTTTGTAAGTGGATCTACCATAGGTACTACTAGTGTTACTCTTTCATTTACCAGGTCCGGTTGTGACCCAAGTAATCTTCCACAAAACCTAAATGTTTGCTATGAAGAAAGTGTATTTCTTGGTTCTTCTTTAGACGGAAGCCCACTAGCAGCATCTGATGAATGTTGTTTTCAATTACAATTAAATAATGCTCCATTTTGGAATAATTCTTCTTCTTATTGTCAAGGAAATGTTGGTCCATATATAGATTTATGTGATACTTTTGGTGCTTGTAATTATGATACTATTTCTTTTGCAAGAAATACAGCACAATATCCAGGATACTTTGTAGGTGCAGTAGATGGAAGAAAATGCAGCGCATTTAAGGCAGATCCAGCAACAATTGCACAAGGAAGTATGATACTTAATTTTACTGCTAGTGCATTTAATTCTAAATGTATAAATTCAGCAAGTGCACAACCAAGTTTTAGTGCTCCATTTACTCCATCAACAATAAATTCCCCTGGCCAAGGATGCTGCCCAGATATTAGTGGATCAGTACAGGTATATTTTAATCCTACATTAGTGGTACAAGATTCTGTTCAATGCTATCCTACAATGTCTTTAAACACCAGTACCCTTTGGAATTTCCCAACCCTAGGCCCAGCTAGTTGGAGTATTATTGGAGCAGACGGTTCTCCATCTCCTCATGCTGTTCCAGGATTTATTGGCCAAATTGGTCCCGATGAGATATACACAGAAGGTGCAAACCTTTTACATTTTAATACTGCAACATCTCACTCAACAAACACGGAGGCTTATTTAACCCATCATACAACTTCAGGTTTATACACTGCGAGTGTTTCAATAACCAATGGCCCATGTATATTTACAAACACGTTTCATGTAAAAATGGTTTCAGCTTCAGCTGACGCTGGACCAAATATAACATTTTGTGATACTCATGTAGGTGATACAACAATTAACATGAATGCAAACGGTACAACTGGTTTTTGGCAATATACTGGTATTAATACTGCTCCATCAATTGGTGCGCCAAATAGTCCAACTACAAAAATATTCCAGCCAGCATGTAGTACATATGAATACTCTTGGACAATTAGTAGTCAAAGCCTACATATAATAAATGGAGATACCCACAGTTTAACTTGTGAAGATACAGATACAATGACTGTATTTACAAGAAACGAAATAGCAAGTCATTCATTAACTGGTATAATCAACACAGCAGGAGTACAGACCAATACAATATATACTCCATCTGCAATTTCAAAAGCACCGTATGAAACAAACATGATTGGTTGTCCTCCATATGAATTTTCATTTTTAGGAACAGTTGATGCAGCCGTAAATCATGTGACTTGGTCTGTTTATATGAGTGAATCTTTATATATGGGAGCAGGCCAACAACATGGACCAATTCATGACTATCCAGATAAAGCTAATGATGGGGTAATGGGTAAATTTGAAGGAAATAATGCTGGTTATGGCTTTATGATAGGAGGACTAATAACAAATAGTGAATCTAATAGTGATAATCCAGGTAGATCGGTATCACAAAGAACAATTCCTCCACTATTTCCAGCACCTAACTTAGTTAGTAGGGTTTTTCACTTTTCTTCATCATTTACTCAAAGTTATGGTAAACGACATTATATGTCTTTGACAGCTGGCGATACAGATTGTGGTTGTCCAGATCCTAATAATCAAAGTCTAACACATTCAAAAACAACATTTGGTAGTGTGGTATTTCGTCCTAGTATAGAATCGTTTGATATTCATTTACCTAATACTCCAGGTGGTTCATCAGATCAAGCTGGTCATATAACTGATAATGAAGTTGATTTTGACCTTGCTACTAACTTTACGGTAGTTGACCCGACTCTTGGAATAACTATACCTAAATATCATAGAGTAGTTTTAATAAGCTTTCATTCAGGATCAAGCAATATAGCACCAACAACAGCTTCAGCTGTTTGTGCAAAAGGTAACCAAGGCCATGAAAACCCAAGTGCACCATACTTAACTATGTCTTTTTGTTCTAGTATTAACTGGCCAATACAACCAGTAAAAAAGATGGGAATGTCTGGATCCAATGTAATCACCCATCTTCCTGTTAGAAGTACAATTTCTATTCCTCATGGAGAATCGCCATATTGGCCAGGTCCTTCAGCAACTCCTGCAAGATCTTTTGGATTAGCATCTGGAAGCCAAGAACCTTTAAGCTTTGAATGGACATCTCGAGAAATAGCAACATATAGAGCAAATGGGGCTACAATAGTAGTTCCTTCAGTTATAACTGGATCATTTACTGATACTATGACTAGTATATCATATGAAGAAGCTCCAACATTTTTTCCAGGACTTAGAGCAATAGCTAATGTTAGTGGTATATCAAATGCCTCTGTGGCTGCCCCGGTGCATAGTGGTTATACACAAATTGGTGGAGCCTATGGGGCTGTTGCAAGTCAAAGTGTAGAATTTCAATGTACAATGTCAAGAAGATCACTCCAAGATAATTCTGTTATAGCAACTCATTATGCTAGTAAATCTGTAATGTTTACTTATTAAAAATATGAAATATATACTAGGAAATAATAACGTATCGTGGTTTCTTGCCTATCTTCTACCTGAAACTAGGTTAATACTACATAAAACGTTGCAAAAATACGATCAAAACGCAGGCCCAGAAATAATTCCACCTTACATAATAGATATTGTAAAGGCTGAATTTAGTAGTACAACAATAAAAGATTTTGAAAGATTTTACGATGACAGAGGAAAACAAACTTCTGCAAAACCTAAAAACTTTGGGAAATTATATTCTTTATACACTAGGGGTAAAACAATAACTGAAGAAACGTATGCTAATAATTATTCTAAATATGAAAAATATATTAGTATAAACGATTTATCTCCAGAGGATAGTTATACTTTATTTTTTAAAAAAATTAAAGAAATTGTAAATAAAAGGGTTATTAATATATCAATTAAAAATATAGATTTAGACAATTCATTATTAATTGGAGAAGAATCTTTAAAATTTGATAAACTAATATCTACCATAAATATTGTTGATTTAGCAGAATTAGAATCCAATGGAAAAATTAGAGACTATATAGTTAATAATAATGCGTTGGAAGGATTTAATTTACCATATAACGATAGATTCATATATATAACAGAATTAAATTCTAAAGAAGACAAAACAATTGCAAACATATATAAACAAGTACTAGTTACTGGAAAAGCATATTTTAGAAAAACATATTTATCAAACACTATAATTTATGAATCGATGAAAAATATATATGATAAAAATATAGAAGGAAATAAAATACTAGATTATATTGAATCAACACAAATATCAGATAACTTGGCAATTAATAGGGTATTAGGTATAGATCTAGTCGGCAAGTTTTCAGAATGGAACGAAAATACTACACTAGAAACTATTTATTTACGAGCAAAACAGCTTCAAGAATTTTATACAATAAATAAAAATAATCATAAAAAAGTTTTATAGTCTCAATTATTTTTATTATATTAACTATATAAAAAAATAAAAGGGTTATATGAACAAATTTGACAGCTTACATGAGCTATTTTTATCGGAATTACAAGCACTTACCTATTTTGGTAAAGATGTTAGTAGCAACGGCACAAATCAAACAGAATTACTTTTTAGATCATTTGAACTAAATGATCCTACAAAATTAGGTATTGGTTATCCATCTAGAAAATTTAATACAAATTACGCAGTAATGGAATTTTTATGGTATCTATCTAGAAATAAAAGGGTAGATAATATTGGCAAGTGTGCTAACATTTGGCTTAGGATACAAGATGGCAAAAATGAGGTAGAGTCTAATTATGGTAGTTTTATTCTTGGAGAACAATGGAGTTGGATTAGGCAAGAACTAACAAAAGATAAAGACTCTAGACGTTGTACAATAGTAATAGGCCAACCATACCATAAGACTAAAAATGGGCATGATATTCCATGTACACAATATCTTCAAGTATTTATAAGAGAAAACAAATTACACCTATGTGTTAATATGAGAAGTAATGATATCATATTTGGTATGTGTAATGATATATTTAACTTTGCACTCTTTCAGCAATTAATGCTAAATGAACTAAGAGAAATATATCCAGAACTAGAATTAGGTTCTTATTACCATATTGCTGGTAGTTTACATTTATATGATATGCATTATAATATGAGAAATAATATACTTACAGATGCATCTAAAGAAGTACGTACTGAATTGGTGGATATAAAAAATCGCCAGTGGATATTAAAACCTGAAATAACTATAGATTATATAGATAAGGAAAAAATATTCTTGCCACAAAAAAGCATGACAAAATTAGAATTGGTAGATTTTACTAATAAACAAATAAAAAAATTATTTATATGAAAAAGAAAGAATCAATATTAAAACAGGCTGATGATGTAGTTAACCATCGGTCAGAAGAAAAAGAGAGACAGTATGGTCCATTTAGTGAAGGTATGGAACGTGCTGCAAAAATAGCAAGTGGCATGACTGGAAAAGACTTTAATGCAGAAGACATGTATTCAGCTCTAGTAGCTTTAAAACTATCCAGGCATTCATATAACTATAGAGAAGACAATTTATTAGACTGTGTTGCCTATATAGGCGCACTGGATAACTATATCAAAGAGAAAAAATAATGAAAATAACAAAAATTAGAGACGTAAAAACTCCAACTAGAGCAAATGCAACAGATGCTGGTGTAGATTTTTTTATACCAAATGATTACAACTGTAAAACTGAATTATCACCAGGAGAATCTTGCTTTATTCCAAGTGGAATTAAGGTAAATGTACCCGAAGGATATGCTTTAATAGCATTTAATAAATCCGGTGTGGCCACTAAAAAAGGATTACATGTAGGGGCCTGTGTTGTTGATTGTGGCTATCAAGGAGAACTACACATAAACTTAACCAATGTAAGTGCAGAAGACCAAACAATTGCTGCAGGAGATAAGATAGTTCAGTTTGTATTATTACCATTGGGCAATCCATCAATAGAATTAGTAGAAGAAAATAATTTA